CAACAGAATGTTGCTATTCTTGCAAACAAAGGTTCTCTTGCAAGAGACTTGCTAGGTAAGATTCAACTTGCATATGAATATCTACCTAAGTGGTTACAGCAAGGTGTAGTTGTATGGAATAAAGGTAACATTGAACTGGAGAATGGTTCTAAGGTTGTGGCTGCCGCTACTTCATCATCTGCTATTCGTGGTGGTTCTTACAATCTAATCTTCTTGGACGAGTTTGCGTTTGTTGGTAACAATATGGCTGAAGAGTTCTTCAGTTCAGTGTATCCTACAATCTCATCTGGTCAGACAACAAAGGTTATCATTGTATCAACACCAAACGGTATGAATCACTTCTATAAGATGTGGACTGATGCAGTAGAAGAGCAAAGCAAATATGTTCCTATTGAAGTACATTGGTCACAAGTGCCTGGTCGAGATGAAAAGTGGAAACAAGAGACTATTGCTAACACAAGTGAAGAACAGTTTAGACAAGAGTTTGAATGTGAGTTCTTAGGTTCTGCAAATACACTGATTCATCCAACTAAACTTAGAACACTTGCATATAAAAGACCTATAAGAGTATGGAATGATGTGGACATATATGATGAACCACAAGAAAATCATATATACGTTATGTCTGTAGATGTAGCAAGAGGTGTTGGATTAGACTACTCAGCATTCACAGTCTTTGATGCAACTACAGTTCCTTATAAACTTGTAGCAAAGTTTAGAAATAAAGAGGTATCTCCACTTTTATATCCTAACTATATACACGCTGTAGCAAAACTATACAACGAAGCATACATTCTTGTAGAAATCAATGATATTGGTGGACAAGTAGCAGACATTTTACACAGTGATTTAGAATACGAAAATCTTATTGCAACTTCAGTCAAGGGTCGTGCTGGACAACAAGTGAGTGGTGGATTTTCAACTGGAACTCAGTTTGGTGTTCGTACAACCAAACAAGTGAAAAGAATAGGAACATCTAATCTAAAAGACTTGATTGAAAATGATAAGTTGATTATTGAAGATTTTGATATTATATCTGAACTGGCGAGTTTTATTGGTAAAAAACAGTCATATGAAGCAGAAGAAGGCGCACATGATGATCTAGTCATGACATGTGTTTTATTTGCTTGGCTAGTAAGACAAACTTACTTTAGAGATATCACAGATGTCGATATTAGACAAAAACTGTACGAAGACAAGATAAGAATGTTAGAAGACGAACAACTACCGTTTGGAATAATAGATGATGGACAGCCAGAGGAAGGCATACTCAATGGACCAGAAGATATACAAGAATACATCAATTCCTCAAATCGTGGTACATGGTTCTAAACACTCGTTTTTATAAATATTGAGTAAATCAAAGATTATCTTGAATATTCTTAGAAGGAGATGAAAAAATGGCTTTTCAAGTATCACCTGGCGTAAATGTTAGTGAGATTGATCTCACTACGGTGGTGCCTGCCGTATCGACCACTACCGGTGCCCTTGCTGGACACTTCAAATGGGGTCCTGTTGACCAAAGAGTTCTTATTAGTAGTGAAGACAATCTTGTTTCCGTCTTCAACAAACCTAATGCGAATACTGCGGATGACTTCTTTACGGCTGCCAACTTTCTTGCATATGGTAATGCACTATATGTAACAAGGGCTGTTACTTCTGCAAACAATGCAACAACAGGCGGCACAGGCGCATATATTACAAATGAAGATTACTACAATGAAACATACACAAACTCAAGTGGTCACGGTGATTGGGTAGCAAAATATCCTGGCATCATCGGTAACTCACTAAAGGTTTCTGTATGTCACAGTGCAAATGCATGGGAAAGCACAGTATCTACTAGCTACTATGCTACTCAAAACTCAAAGACAGTCACACTTGCTGGTGATGGTCAAGGTACTTCCAACACTGAAACACAGTTCATTGTTGGTGACAGAATCTTGCTAGGTCCAGACAAAGAAGCAAGAAAGATTGCCTCTCTATCTGGTAATACGATCACACTTACAAGTGCATATGGTGGTAATACAGTTTCAAACTATACGCCAGATTTGACTCGTCAATGGGAGTTCTATACAAACTTCGATAGAGCGCCTACAACAACAAAATACGCAAACACTGTCAATGCTCAAGGCGATGCAATTCACATTGCTATCGTTGACGAAGATGGTGTAATTACTGGTCAGTCTGGTTCAGTTCTTGAGACATATCCAAATGTTTCTCAAGCACCTGATGCAACTGCTGAACAGGGTGGAACACTTTACTACAAAGATGTAATCAATCAACAGTCTGCTTGGGTATGGTGGGGAACACACAACTCATCAATGTCAAAAGCAGGCACAAGAGCAGATTTGACAAATAACGGTACTGCTGGTTCTGGTACAAACTATCCAGGCAATGATCTACCTCGTTCAAACAGCATGTCGGCTGGTAAAGATGGCTATGCATCTGACGCCGCTTACATTTCTGCATACAATAAGTTCAGAGATGCTGATACTGTAGACGTATCATTGATTCTTGGCTCTGGTTCAAGTTCAACTGTTGCTACACACATTATCAACAATGTTGCTGAACACAGAAAAGATTGTGTTGCTGTTATCTCACCAGAAAGAGCCGATGTTGTAAACAACAATGGTTATGAAGGCAAAGAGACAGATGACGTTATCTCATTCAGAGATGGTTTACCATCATCCTCATATGCAGTCATGGACTCAGGCTGGAAATACCAGTATGACAAGTACAATGACGTTTATCGTTATGTACCTCTAAACGGTGACACTGCTGGACTCATGGTTCAAACAGACTTGACCCGTGATCCATGGTATTCACCTGCTGGCTTCAATCGTGGTAATGTCAAGAATGTTATCAAACTTGCTTACAATCCAAGCAAGGCTGACAGAGATGAACTTTACAAGAAGGGCATCAATCCAGTTGTAACATTCCCAGGCCAAGGTACGGTTCTATTTGGTGACAAGACAATGCTTGATCAACCAAGTGCATTTGATCGTATCAATGTTCGTAGATTGTTTATCGTACTTGAGAAAGCAATCAGCACAGCATCTAAGTTTACACTCTTTGAGTTCAATGATGAGTTCACTCGTTCACAGTTTAAGAACTTGGTTGAGCCATTCCTAAGAGATGTACAAGGTCGCCGTGGTATCACGGACTTCCAAGTTGTCTGTGACGGAACAAACAACACTGGCGAAGTCATTGATAGAAATGAGTTTGTGGGTGACATCTATGTCAAGCCTGCTCGTTCTATCAACTTTATCCAGTTGAACTTTGTTGCTGTAAGAACTGGCGTAGAATTTTCTGAAATCGTTGGTAGAGCAACATAAATAGGTTAAACAGGAGAAAAGACAATGGCTTTTAATGTAAACGAATTTTCAGGTGCGCTCAAATCGGGCGGTGCTAGAAATTCATTGTTTCAGGTAAATATCACGAATCCGATCAACGGTGTTGCTGATGTTCAGGTACCTTTTCTCTGCAAAGCCGCTCAAATCCCAGCCGCTACTTTGGGTGTAGTCGAAGTTCCATACTTCGGCCGCACCGTAAAGATTGCTGGTAACAGAACATTTGCAGAGTGGGCTCCAACGATCATCAACGATGAAGATTTTGCTATTCGTAACGCCATGGAACAATGGTCAAACTCAATCAACTCTTTCCAAGGAAACCTAAGAACAACTGGTGGTTCTGCGCCTGCTTTGTATAAAGCAAACGCTCAAGTCATTCAGTATTCTCAGACAGGTGAACTTCTAAGAGAGTATAACTTTGTTGGTATCTTCCCAACTGAAGTTAGCACGATTGACCTAGCATGGGAAACTGAAGGCATTCAAGAATACACTGTCACTTTCCAGTATGACTATTGGGAAGTTTCTGGCGGCAATACTGGCAACGCCGGCGGCATCTAATAATCCGTTTTTAGTTATGTTTGGGGATGCCTATAAATAGTACAAAGGCATCCCCTATTTTTTCATTGAGGATATAAAATGGCAGTAAATCTATTCGGTTTTAAGATTGGTAAAGATGTTGACGAGAAACAACTCGACAATTTACCTTCATTCGTACCACCAGCACAAGATGATGGAAGCATCACTGTTGCTGAAGGCGGTGCGTTTGGCACAACCGTAGACTTAGACAATACAGTAAAGAATGAAGCACAACTCATCACAAAATATCGTGAAATGGCTCAACAACCAGAAGCAGAAAGAGCGATTGACGATATTGTGAATGAGGCTATTGTTGCTGATGATAATCAAGCCCCGATTGAGATTGTACTTGATGATATTGAGCAACCAGAATCGATCAAAAATAAAATTAGAGATGAGTTTGAATATATTCTCAAGTTGATGAAGTTCAACTATAGAGGATATGATATCTTTCGTCACTGGTATGTTGATGGTAGAATATACTATCATATCGTCATTGACGTAAAGAATCCAAGAGCAGGCATCAAAGAACTAAGACATATTGATCCTCGCAAAATCAAAAAAGTTCGTAAAGAGAAGCGTGATCCAAATCGCAGACTAAATGAAGAAACGCTTGTCAAGAAGTATGATGAGTTCTTTGTATATCAATCTAAGGGTATTACATCAGAGGGCGATGGACTCAAGATTTCTCCCGATTCAATTGCTTATTGTCATAGTGGATTGCTAGACAATAAGAACTATACAGTTTTATCGTATCTTCATAAAGCATTGAAACCTCTTAATCAGTTGCGTATGCTAGAAGATGCGACAGTTATCTATCGCTTGGCGCGGGCGCCTGAGCGTAGAATCTTTTACATTGATGTGGGTAACTTACCTAAAGCGAAAGCAGAACAGTATTTGCGTGACATGATGGTCAAGCACAAGAACAAACTTGTGTATGATGCAAATACAGGTGAAGTAAGAGATGACAGAAAGTTTCTTACGATGCTTGAAGATTATTGGTTGCCTCGGAGAGAAGGTGGTAGAGGGACAGAAATCACCACACTTCCAGGCGGTCAAAATCTAGGTGAGATGGAAGATGTCAACTACTTCAAGAATAAACTCTATGAAGCATTGAATGTTCCTACCACAAGACTACAAGCAGATGGTGCTTTCAATCTCGGTCGTGCATCAGAGATTACAAGAGATGAACTTAAATTCTCTCGTTTCGTAAATCGCTTGAGAACTCGCTTCTCAGAAATCTTTCATATTCTACTTGAGAGACAACTTCTGCTCAAAGGTGTTATCACAGCACAAGAGTGGAAAGAAATGCAAGATGATATTCATTATGACTTTATGGAAGACAATCATTTTGCTGAACTAAAAGATAGTGAAATCCTTGAGAATAGATTGCGTCTACTTGCAGATGTTGATCAATATACAGGTAAATATTACTCTGTTGCATGGATTCAAAAGAATGTTCTCAGACAATCTGAAGAAGATATTGAACAAATTCAACAAGAGATTGAAGATGAAGGTGGTGGTGAGATTGAAGGTGATGAAGATGAATTTATGTAATTCGGTTGCTTTATTTTATAAATAGAATACAGGAGATTTAAAATGTCAGACTATACAACAAGAGATGCAGTAGAATTTGCTTTTGATGGTAATACTGCAAAATTCAAAGACGCTATCAATAACATCATGGCTGATAAAGTCGCCGATGCAATTGAACTAAAGAGAGTTGAAGTAGCATCTCAATTCATGTCTGCACAATCAGACGAAGGGGATACTGATGTCCAAGATTCAGAAGTTTAAAACATTTCTAGAAGCATCTGCCGCAGATTTAAAGCCTGTGAAAGATGATGACGATGAAGTAAAAAAGTATAAGCCTCGTTCAAAGGGTGAGCAAGATTTTGCTGATGCTCATACTACTGAGACAGAAGCACATCCAACTGCCGATCCATCTGTTCATAATGGCTCAACACAAGCAACATCACCTAAAGGTTCTGATGCTGGTGAAAAACAAGTTGTAGCCGCTGGAACATCTGTCAAAGAACCTGCAGGCGGTGGCGATTCAAAGCGTTCTGCTGATAAGAAGCAAGGTGATATGACACCTGTAAATCCTATCAAAGAAGCAAAACAGGCTAAAGAAGAAGAAGAGCCTGAAGACGAAGATGATGACGATGATGAAGACGAAGATGATGAAGAAGAACTTGAAGAAGGTGTAATGGACACACTTAGAAAAATCGTCAAAGATAAGCAGATGCAGAAAGTTAAGTTTGCAAACGGCAAGACAATGCGTATCGATATGACAACCGCTTCGGCTATGGTAAATGCATACGATAATCGTATCAAGAATGATGCGACAAAGAAAAAGTTTGCTGATGCTGTAGAGAAAGATCCAAACTCATTTATGAAAATGATGGATGTCGCAATGGGAGGTAAGTAATGGCTATTAAAGTTCTAGCAAATACAGTTGCTTTCACAACTTCAGCAAACAATGTATACAACGCTACCGCTGTTCGTATTACCAACAATGGCACTGCTAGAACTATTGTAATAGCAAACACTGCTGATCCACAAGAAAACGGACAGCATGGTAACTATCCAGGCGGTCAAGTATCTATTCGTCTGAATGCTAACGAGGTTGTAACTATTCGTAAGCGTCCACAAGATACAATCACTGCGAATAGTGGTGTATTCGGAACTAAAGTAGCGGAGATTGCAACATGAGCCTAAAACTTATTTGCGAAGTCAACGAAGACATTAACTATATCACAGAAGCAAAAGACGAGAATGGTAAGAAGTCTTA